GACCCTGATCAACGACGATCTGGATGCCTTCACCCGGATCCCGGCGATGTATGGCAACTCCATCGCGCAGCTGGAAAGCGATGTCGTCTGGGGCATCATCACCGCCAACCCGGCGATGGCCGACGGCAACGCGCTGTTCCACCCCACTCACAGGAACCTGGCCGGGACAGGCACGGCACTGGCCGTCGATGCCGTGGGCGCGGCCCGGGCGGCGATGGCGCTGCAGACCGGGTTCGACAAGAAGACCGTGCTGAACATTCGCCCCGCCTTCCTGATCGTGCCCGCCGCACTGGAACTCAGGGCCGAGCAGCTCGTGGCCCAGAACCTTGTTCCCGCCACGCCCGCCACCGTGGTGCCGCAGTCGATCCGCACGCTCTCGCCCATCAGCGAGCCTCGCCTCGATGCCGCGAGCCCGACCGCCTGGTATCTGGCGGCCAGCCCGAACCAGATCGATACCATCGAATACGCCTATCTGGAGGGCCAGCAGGGTGCCTATATCGAGACCCGCAACGGCTTCGATGTCGACGGGGTCGAGATCAAGTGCCGCCTCGACTTCGGTGCCAAGGCCATCGACTGGCGCGGTCTTTACCGAAATCCCGGCGCGTAAGCCGCGACAATTCCATCAACTGAACCCTGACAGGTGGCCCTCGCGCCGCCTGTCTCCATGTTCGCGAAAGGACATCCGCGATGAAGAACTACGTCCAGCCCGGCAATACCATCACCCTTACCGCGCCCTATGCTGTCACATCCGGCGACGGCCTGCTGGTCGGTGCCATCTTTGGTGTGGCCGCTGGCACCGCCATCCTTGGCGATCCGGTCGAAACCGCAGTCGAGGGCGTCTACGATCTGAAGAAGGTCGCGTCGCAGGCTTGGGCCGCAGGCGACAGGATCTATTGGGACAACACCGCCAAGCAGACCACCAAGACCCTGACCTCCAACACGCTGATCGGCGTGGCGACCGAGGCCGTGGCGGGCGGGGCCACCGACCTGATCGGCCGGGTGCGTCTGAACGGCGCGTTCTGATGAACGCCTTCACCGCCGCTGTCGGCGCACTCTTCGCCGATCCGAACGTGGGGCGCGACGCGGTCTACATCGCCGACGGCGGCGCGCCCGTTCTGGTGCGCATCGTCGCCCGGCGCGAAGATGCCGTTTCCGACTTCGGCGATGCGCGGCTCTGGTCCGAAACCACCCGCGTCGACCTGCGCGTGGCCGAGGTGCCAAACCCGCGCCCCGGAGACAGGGTTGAAATCGACGCCGAGGCATTCCTCATCCAAGGCGAGCCCGTCCGTGATCGCGAGCGGCTGGTCTGGACCGTCGATCTGAGGCCCGAGTGAAACTGAAACTCGCCATCGATCCGGATATCGTCGCCCTGATGGCGGCTGAAATCGTAGCTGGGGAACGCGCCGTCACAACCGCGATGCGCCAAGCCGGAACCGGCCTGAAATCCGCATGGCGAACACAGATCACCCGCGCGGGGCTGGGCACACGCCTCGCCAACTCGATCCGCTCCGCCAACTTCCCGAAGTCCGGCGAAAGCCTGAACGCGGCGGCGCTGGTCTGGTCGAACGCCCCGGTGATCATCGGCGCGCATGACACCGGGCCACTGATCCGGTCGAAGAACGGGTTCTGGCTGGCGATCCCCACCCCAGCGGCAGGCAAATCCACCCGTGGCGGCCGGATCACCCCAGGTGAATGGGAACGCCGGACGGGCTTGCGCCTGCGGTTCATTTATCGCCGAATGGGTCCGAGCCTGCTGGTGGCCGAGGGCCGGTTGAACACGAAGGGCCGCGCCGTTGCATCGCGGTCGAAGACCGGCCGTGGCCTCGTGACTGCACCGATCTTCCTGCTGGTGCCGCAGGTCAAGCTGCCGAAGCGGCTGGACCTGGCCCGGGACGCCGAGCGGGCGGTGGACGGTGTGCCGGGGCTGATCGTGGCGAACTGGGCGCAGTGGAAAGCCAATCGACTATTGTGAAAGCCTGCCGCCCGAGCAGGGCGACAGGAAAGAGAGCGTCGGAGTAGTTTACTCGACCCGAATCATCGGCTGTTGCAGGCCGACTTGCGGCCGGTTTTCCGGGGCATAAAAGCCGGTTCCGTCAACGTGCTTGGCACCCATGAACAGCATGTTGGGCGTGTCCTCGCGGACGTAGAGAAAGTCGTGGTCGATCACAAACGCGCTGCCTTCGACGAATTTCAGAAGCATGCACGGCTGGCCGAGGATGTCGCGCTTTTCGCCTGTCACGAAGGGCCCGGCACCGCAGGCACCCTCAGGCATCTGGTTCAACTGCGCCGCCATGGGTTCAGCGAGGATCGTCAGTTCCAACCGGCGGTTCAGCACATAATCCTGCGACCAGGCCCCCGGCGCGGCTGGGTTGGCATCGTGCCAGACGACTTCGCCCTCAAAGTCATAGGTCGCGGCCGGGATACTGCAGGCAGGATCGGCGTAGACCGTGATGTTGGCCTTGAACCCGCCCTCTGCATCATAGGTGAAGTCACGGGTCAGATAACTGGGTGTCGGGGCAAGCGTCGGGTCGGTCGGGTTCTGCTGCGGGCGAAGCTCGCAAGCGATCGACTGCCAATGCCCGACAACGCGGGTCTTGAGACCTTCGAGTGATATGTCCTGTGCCGAGACAAGGCTGGGTGCCAGCCCGGCTGCGAAGATGGCGATTAGGAAAGGCCGCATGATCTGTGCTCCATGTTGACGACTGAACCAGCATGACGCATGCTTCGAATATGGCAACTAGTCATTATTTTCGGAGGTAGTCATGAAAAACGGACCTTTGGCGCCTGACCCAGCGATACAATGCCCGGTGACGCACTGTCTGACGATGATCGGCGGCAAGTGGAAACCGGTCATCCTGTTCTGCATCGCCGGGGGCGTGGATCGGTTCGGAGCGATGCTGAGGGCGATCCCGGGCGTCACCAAGCAGATGCTGACACAGCAACTGCGCGAAATGGAACAGGACGGTCTTCTTGACCGGACGGTGTTTCCGGTCGTCCCGCCGCGTGTGGACTATGCCCTGACCGACAAGGGTCGGTCACTGTTGGCCGTTGTGGCGGCTATGAAGGACTGGGGCGAGGCGGACCTGCGGACGCACTCCACCCCACTTGCAAGCACGTAAACCCAAGGCCGGTGGTCTCTCGTCCTCGGCCGTTCGGACGAGCCCAGATGCCCACCCCCCGCGAAACCATCCTCGCCGCGTTGCACGCGCGGCTTTCGGCGTTGCCCGCCACCGCCCTGCGCGGTGACGTGCTGCCTGAACGCGTGCCGACTGCGGGCCTCCTGATCCTGCGCGACGGCGAGCCGGGAGAGCCGGAAGTCACGCTGTCGCCCTTGCGCTACCACTTCCAGCACCGGGCCGAAATCGAGGCCGTCGTGCAGGGTGCGGCCCGTGACACCGCCTTCGACACGCTCTGCGGCAGCATCGGCGCGGCGATTGCTGCCGACCGCACGCTGGGCGGCCTTTGCGATTGGGTCGAGGCTGAAGCGCCGCGTCCGGTCGATCTGGCCGTCGACGGCGCCGCCAGCCTGAAGGCGGCGGTGATCCCGGTCATCCTTCACTATTCCACGGCCGATCCGCTGGCCTGACCCCAACCACGATAGGAGTACACGATGGCACGAGCCCATGGGGCGCGGGCGCAGATGGCGCTTGCGTTCGAATCCGTCTATGGCACCGCGCCCGCTACGGGCTATCGCACGGTGCCCTTCGCCAGCACCACGCTCGGCTCCGAACAGCCGCTGATCGCCTCGGAACTGCTGGGCCAGGGGCGAGACCCGCTGGCCCCGATCAAGGACGCAGTCACCGCCGATGGCGATGTCGTCGTGCCGATCGACGTCGAGAACCTCGGGCTGTGGCTGAAGGCGGCGTTCGGTTCGCCAGTTACGTCTGGCACCACGCCGAAAACCCACACCTTCCAGTCCGGCAATTGGACGCTGCCGTCGATGGCCATCGAAACGGCCATGCCCGAGGTGCCGCGTTATGCGATGTACACCGGCTGCGTCTGCGATCAATTGTCGTGGCAAATGGCGCGGTCTGGCCTGCTGACCGCGACGGCGCGGCTGGTTGCGCAAGGCGAAAACGTCGCGGCCACCACGGCTGCGGGCACGCCAACCTCGCTCGCCCTTCAACGGTTTGGGCACTTCAACGGCGCGATCACCCGCAACGGCTCGCCGCTCGGCAACGTCATTTCCGCCGAGGTGACCTATTCCAACGGGCTGGACCGCATCGAGACCATCCGCTCGGACGGTCGCATCGAGGGGGCAGATCCCGGCATGGCCGCGCTGACCGGTCGGGTGGAGGTGCGTTTCGCCGACAGCACGCTGATCACGCAGGCCATCGATGGCACGCCTTGCGAACTGGTTTTCGCCTGGAGCCTCGGCGCCAACGCCAGCTTCACCTTCACCGCCCACGCCGTTTACCTGCCGCGCCCGCGCATCGAGATTCCGGGCCCGCAGGGCATCCAGGCCACCTTCGACTGGCAGGCCGCCAAGGCCGTCAGCCCCGCCCGCATGTGCACCGCCGTCCTCGTCAACACCGTTGTGAGCTATTGATCATGATCAGACTGAACCTGACTGCCGCGCCCGCGTGGCTGACGCTCGCCCCCGGCCTGCGCCTGCAGGTCGCACCGCTGACAACCGCGCTGATGGTGTCGGCCCGCGCCGACCCTGCCATCGAAGCGTTGCCGGACACCGCCACACAAGAAGAACTGGCGCTGGCCATGGCCAAGGCCGTCGCCCGCCGCGCCGTGCTGGATTGGGAGGGGGTTGGCGATGACGCGGGCCATGTTGTGCCGGTCTCGCCCGAATGCGTCGATGCGCTTCTGGAAATCTGGCCGGTCTTCGAAGCCTTCCAGACCCAATATGTCGCCAAGGGCCTGATCCTGGACGCAGAAAAAAACGTCTCCGCGCCCTTGCCGAATGGTCCTTCGGCGGGGGCGACCGCTACTGCGCGGCGTGCACAGGGCGCTGCCCTGACTGTCCCGCAAGACTGAACCGCCCACAAACGCAGGACGGCTGGCAACTCTGGGATCTGGTTGGCCGCCTCGGTGGCCAGCTGCGGGTGATCCCCGGCGCGGTGCTGGGCTGGGACATGGGCGCGGCGCTGGCAATGGCCGATGCCCTCGGGATCGACACCCTCATCGTCGCCGAACTGCTGCCCGAGATCGAGGCGGTGATGGTGCGCAAGCTGAACGAACAGATCGCCTCAGACGATGAGGGCGGGTTCAGGTCGTGATCTTCTGGACAAGTGTCACGCCGGGCAGCCCTTCGAAATGGGCGTCGCACGTCAGCAGCGTCGCATTGCGTGCCCGGGCGGTGGCAAAGATGATCGCGTCTGCCGTGGCCAGCTTGTGTGTTCGGCAAGCCTCGGCGGCGGCAAGGGCGATTTCCGTATCGAGAGGCACGACCTGACAGACCTGCGTGAAGGCGATCACTTGGTCGGCCTTGTCCTCGCCGACCTCGCGGGTCAGCCATTTCGCCAGTTCCAGCTGCACCACGGTCGGAACCAGCCAATCCGCCTGTTCTGGCAGATGCGCGGCCAATGTCTCGCCGGTCGGGGAACCGATCAGCCATTCGATCCACGCCGAGCTGTCGACGAGGATCATCAGAAACGTTCGGCGCGGTCACGGTAATCCATCGCGGACGCACCGTGGGCAAACCCCTTCAGTGCCTCCCGCTTCGGGACCGGGACCAGAAGAACGCCAGTGCCCTTCGGTATGAAGGCGAAGGTCAGCCCTGCCTCCCAATGCTGGGCCGCCCGGATCGCCTTGGGGATCGAGATCTGGAATTTCGAGGACAGGGTCGCGGTCTCGGACATGATCATACGCCTCTTAGATCGATTACCACAACGTAAGACAAATACCCCCGAACATCAAGGATCCTGACCCATGGCCGAGAAGCGTGTCTCTGTCCGATTGGTTGCCGAGGGCGGCCGCCAGGTGCGCGCGGAACTGGAAGGCATCGGTGATGCCGGAGTGCGCGGCTTTGGTCGCCTCTCGACCGAGATGGAACTGGCCAACACCCGGCTGGCCAGCTTCGCCCGCAAGGCCGGGATTGCGCTGGCGGCGGTCACAGTCGCGGCGGCTGCCGCTGGTGTGGCGATGGTCCGATCCGGGTTGGAAACCATCGGTGCGCAGGCTGACATGGCCGCGTCGTTGAAAACCACCGTCGAAAGCCTGCAGGTGCTGACTTGGGCCGGGGAGATGGCAGGCGTGTCGATGGGCGAGATCGAGCAAGCCACGAAGAAGCTGACCACCCGGTTGTCAGAAGCTGCCGCAGGATCCGGATCGGCGGTCGGGGCCCTGCAACGGCTGAACCTGACCGCTGCGCAATTGCATGCGCTGCCGCTGGACCAGCGCATCGTCGCCATACAGGAAGCCCTGAACCGGTTTGTCCCCGAAGCGCAACGGGCGGCTGTTGCGTCTGACCTCTTCGGCGACAAGGCGGCGCTGGCGTTCCTGCGGATTGACCCGGCCACGTTGCGCGAGGCGGCGCAGGATGTGCGTGATTTCGGGGTGGCCGTCAGCGCGGCCGATGCCGCCCAGATCGAGCGCACAGGCGATGCCATCGCGAAACTCAGCCTGATCTGGCTGGGACTGACCAATCGGCTGACGGCCGCCGTGGCACCAGCGCTGGAAACCATCGCAAATACGCTGGCTGACATGGCGCGCAGCACCGGGCCGATCGGCATCGCGATCAACGCCCTTTTCGGCAACATCGGTCGCCTCACCACCTATGCGGCCACTTTCGCTACGCTGATGGCCGGGCGCTGGGTCGCCGGATTGGTGGCTGCGGCGCTGTCAGTGCGTGGCCTCGCCACCGGCCTCGTTATCCTGCGCGGAGCGCTGATCCGCACCGGCATCGGCGCGTTGATCGTTGGCGCAGGCGAGTTGGTGTTCCAGTTCACTCGGCTGGTCGCAGGCGCGGGAGGGTTCGGGGCAGCGATTGGCCTCCTGAAGGATCTGGCGCTCGAGGTCTGGGACCGCATCGGCCTTGGCGCGGCCTCGGCCTGGTCGAAGATCGAGGCCAGCTGGGCTGGTCTGCAGGCCACGATCTATGGCGCGATGCAGTCATCGGTGGAGGCGGTGACCAGTTTCGGCAATTCGGCAGCGGGCATCTTCAAGGGGGCCTATGAAGCGGTGAAGGCGATCTGGGGTCAGCTACCCTCCGCGATTGGCGATTTCGCATTCCAGGCCGCGAACGGTTTGATCGGCGGCGTCGAGGCGATGCTGAACGGCGTCGTCACCCGGATCAACAACTTCATCAATGGGTTGAACGCAGCACTCGACCTCTTGCCCGATTGGGCGGTGGGAGAAGGTGGGGTGCGGATAGGCACGCTGGATCCAGTGGCGCTTGGCCGGATCGACAACCCCTTCGTGGGGTCCGCCGCTGCGGCTGGAACCGCCGCCGCCGAAGCCTTTTCGGCAGCGATGGCGCAGACCTATGTGACGACGCCCGATCTGGGGCTGACCGGGATGGCGGAAGAAGCCACCGCCCGGGCGGAGGCGTATCGCGAGGCTTCCGGCATGCTGGCCGATGCCGCCGCGCGCCCGATGCAAAGCTGGCAGGCGTTGAAGGACGCAGTGGCCGGGTCCGGGAACGACGGCGAGGCCGCGCTCGCTGGGGCCGCTGACTCTGCAGACCGGCTGAACGAGTCGATGACGGAGGCTGGTCGGGCCGCCGGTGGGGCTGGTGCCGCCGCCGCTGCTGGGGCCGAAGTGGCCAAGACCGGATGGGAGGCGGCCGTGGCCACGCTCGCCGACTATGCCGCCAAGGCGCGCGACATTGGCGGCGATATCGGCAACGCGCTGGTCAGCGCCTTCACCTCTGCTGAAAATGCCGTTGGCGAGTTCGTGAAAACCGGCAAGCTCGATTTCCGCGACCTCGTCACCTCGATGATCGCCGATCTGGCGAAACTGGCGGCGCGGCGCTTCATCCTCGGCCCCATCGCCAATGCCCTGTCGGGCGCGCTTGGCGGCGCTGGTGGTATCTTCGCAAACATCCTGCATGCGGGTGGCATCGTCGGATCACCGGGCCCCGGTCGCATGGTCCCGGCGCTGGCTTTTGCCAATGCGCCGCGCATGCACGCGGGTGGCTGGGCGGGGATCAGGCCTGACGAAATGCCTGCCATCCTGCAGCGCGGCGAACGCGTCCTCTCCCGCCGGGAGGCCTCTGGATATGGGCAAGGGCAAGGTGCGTCCCCGAACATCTCCGTCACGATCATGGCGCGCGACGCCGAAAGTTTCCGACAATCGCGCACGCAGGTCGCTGCCGACATTGCCCGCGCCGTCAGCGCTGGCCGGAGGGGCATATGATGGCGTTCCATGAAGTGCGCTTCCCCGACAACATCAGCCGTGGCGCACGGGGCGGGCCGGAGCGGCGCACCCAGATCGTCGAACTGTTCTCCGGCGACGAGGAACGCAACGCCAGCTGGGCCAACAGCCGTCGCCGCTATGACGTCGGCTATGGCGTCCGGCGTGCCGACGATCTGGCAACAGTCGTGGCCTTCTTCGAAGCCCGCAACGGTCGGCTTCACGGCTTCCGGTTCAAGGACTGGTCCGACTTCAAATCCTGCGCACCCTCGGCTGTTCCGGGCTTCACCGACCAGCCAATCGGCACCGGCACGGGATCGAACCGCTTCTTCCAGCTGTCCAAACGGTATGTCTCCGGCGCGCAGTCCTGGACGCGGACCATCGTCAAGCCGGTGGCCGGAACCGTCCGCGTGGCGCTGGGCGGCGTGGAGCAGCTGACCGGCTGGACCGTCGACACCGCGACCGGGATCGTCAGCTTCACCACGGCACCGGGATCGGGCGTCGCGGTGGCGGCGGGCTTCGACTTCGACGTGCCGGTCCGCTTCGACAGCGACTCCATGGACGTGAACCTCGACATCGAGCGCCTCGGCTCAATCACCTCGATTCCGCTGATGGAGATCAGACGATGAAATCCCTCTCTCTCGCCCTCCAAGCCCATCTCGACGATGGCACGACCACACTGGCGTGGTGCTGGCGGATCACCCGGGCGGACGGTGTCGTCCTCGGCTTCACCGATCACGACCGCACGCTGTCCTTCCTCGGCACCAGTTTTGAGCCCGACAGCGGGCTGATCGCCTCGGAAGTCCGCTCGGGCTCCGATCTGTCCGTCGACGCGCAGGATGCCGAAGGCGTGCTGATGTCGGGCCGGATCACCGAGACGGATATCATCGACGGGCGCTGGGACAATGCCCTGGTCGATGCGTGGCGGGTGAACTGGGCGGACACGGCGCAGCGGGTGCTGATGCGGCAGGGCAATGTGGGCCAGATCAGGCGCGGGCGGATGGCCTTCGTGGCCGAGGTGCGCAGCATGGCGCACGCGCTCGGGCAGACGGTCGGTCGCACGTTACAGACGGCCTGCGATACTGCCCTTGGCGATGCGCGCTGTGGCGTGAACCTGGAGGCGGCGAGTTACAAGGGTACCGGGGCGGTCGCCACGCTGCTGCGAGACCGGGCCTTCCTTGTCTCCGGCCTCGGCGGCTTCGCCGACAACCTCTTCAGTTTCGGCACCGTCGAATGGACCAGCGGGCCAAATGCCGGGCGGCGGACGGAAGTCATGATGCACGAGAAGGCGGGCAGCGACGTGCGGATCACCCTGCTGGGCGAGCCAGTCCGTGCCATCGCGGTCGGGCACGCCTTCACGATCCGGGCCGGGTGCGACAAGCGGATCGCCACCTGCAGCGCCAAGTTCGGCAACGCCGTGAACTTCCGGGGCTTCCCGAACATCCCGGGGCAGGACTCGGTCCTGCGCTATGCGGTCCGCGACGGCAGCAATCAGGGCGCGGTGCTGTGATGCCCGCCGATCCGGCCCGCGTGATCGCCGCCGCACGCGGCTGGATCTGCACGCCCTACCACGATCAGGCGAGCGTGAAGGGGGCCGGTTGCGACTGCCTCGGTCTTGCGCGGGGCGTCTGGCGCGAGGTGGTCGGCCCAGAGCCGCTTCCCGTACCGCCCTACAGCCGGGACTGGGGCGAGGCCGGGCCCTTCGAGGTGCTGGCCGACGGCGCGGGCCGGTGGATGCTGATGGTGCCCGTCGCGGAGGCCGGCCCGGGGGCGCTGGTCCTGTTCCGGATGCGGCGCGGGGCCATCGCAAAGCACATCGGCATCCTGACCAGTGAACGTTCGTTCATACATGCCTACGAAGGCCTCGGCGTGGTCGAGGAACCGCTCACGACCGCATGGGCGCGGCGCATCGCCTTGGCCTTCCTCTTTCCTGCAGATTCGGAGACCCTCTGACATGGCGACCCTCGTCCTCGGTGCTGTCGGCTCCGCGCTGGGCGCGGGCTTCGGCGGCACCATCCTCGGCCTGTCCGGGGCCGCCATCGGGGGGCTGGTCGGTTCCTCGATCGGCTCGGTGGTCGACAGCTATCTGCTGGCGTCGCTCACCCCCGGCCAGCGCATCGAGGGCGCGCGGCTGGACGGTCTGCGGATCACGTCCGCGACCGAGGGCACGGTCCTGCCCCGTCTGTTCGGGAGAATGCGCCTCGGCGGCAACATCATCTGGGCCACCGATTTCCGCGAGGAGATCGTGACGACCGAGACCCGGGCCGGGGGCGGCAAGGGCGGTCGCCGGCGCGGCCCGACGGTCACCACGACAGAGTATCTCTATTCTTCGTCCTTCGCGGTTGCCTTGTGTGAAGGCCCAATTACAGGGATCGGGCGCATCTGGGCCGACGGCGCGCCGATGGATATGGCCGGAGTCGTCTGGCGCTGGTATCCCGGCAGCGAAAGCCAGGGTGCCGACCCGCTGATCGCGGCCCGCATGGGGGCCTCCGTCACGCCCGCTTATCGCGGCACCGCCTATGCGGTGTTCGAGGAACTGGCGCTGGAACGCTACGGCAACCGGCTGCCGCAGCTGTCCTTCGAGGTGTTCCGCCCGCTGGCCGAGGCCGATACAGCCGAGGGGCTGATCGGTGCCGTCACGCTGATCCCGGCATCGGGCGAGGCTGCCTACGCCACCAGCCTGATCCGGCGGAGTGGTGCGGGCGCTTCGGGCGCAGAGAACTGCAATGCGCTGGCCGATATGCCGGACCTTGACGTCTCGCTGGATCGCCTCTCGGCGCTGGCACCGGCGGTGCAGAGCGTTTCGCTGGTCTCGGCCTGGTTCGGCGACGATCTTCGGGCGGGCGTCTGCACGGTGAAGCCGAAAGTCGAAGTGGCGGCAAAGACGACGACACCGGAATGGTCCGTCGGCGGCCTGCCGCGCGCGTCCTATGGGGTTGTGACCCAGATTGACGGGCGGCCCGTCTATGGCGGCACGCCGTCGGATGCGAGCATCGTGCAGGCCATTCAGGAGCTTCGGGCACGGGGTAAGCGGGTGACCTTCTACCCGTTCGTGATGATGGACATTCCACCCGGCAACACGAAGCCAAACCCCTACAGCGCCAGCGCCGCCGGGGTCGGGCAGAGCGTGTTCCCCTGGCGCGGGCGGATCACCTGCTCGCCCGCCGCCGGTTACACCGGATCGCCGGACAAGACCGCAGGTGGTGCGACGCAGGTCGCGGCCTTCTTCGGCACGGCGCTGCGGACCCAGTTCGCCATAAGCGGCACGACCGTGACTTTCACCGGAACGCCCAGCGACTGGGGCCTGCGGCGGATGATTCTGCACTACGCCCATCTCTGCGCGGCGGCGGGCGGGGTCGATGCCTTCCTGATCGGCACGGAAATGCGCGGGCTCACCCAGATCAGGAGTGCTGCGGGCACGTATCCGGCAGTGGCGGCCTTCCAGGCGCTGGCGGCCGACGTGCGCGCGATCCTCGGGGCGGGAACGAAGATCAGCTATGCCGCCGACTGGTCGGAATACTTCGGCCACCAGCCACAGGACGGCACAGGCGACGTGTATTTCCACCTCGACCCGCTCTGGGCCGACGCGAACATCAACTTTGTCGGGATCGACAACTACATGCCGCTGTCGGATTGGCGCGACGGCACGGCCCATCTGGACGCACTCGCCTGGCCGGATATCCACGACCGCGCCTATCTGCAGGCCAACATCGCGGGGGGCGAGGGCTACGCCTGGTTCTATGCGAACGAGGCCGCCCGGTCGGCACAGGTCCGGACGCCGATCACCGACGGCGTCGCCGGCAAGCCGTGGGTCTTCCGCTACAAGGATATCCGCAGTTGGTGGAGCAACCTGCACTATAACCGCCCTGGCGGCACCGAGAGCGGATATCCCACTCCTTGGGTGCCGCAGTCCAAGCCGATCTGGTTCACGGAGATCGGCTGCCCGGCCATCGACCGCGGATCGAACCAGCCGAACGTCTTCGTCGATCCGAAGTCCTCGGAATCCTTCGCTCCGCACTTCTCGCGCGGCTGGCGCGACGACGCGATCCAGCGCGCCTATCTGGAAGCCTCGTGGCTCTGGTGGGGCAATGCCGCGAACAACCCGACGTCGGGCGTCTACGGCGCGCCGATGCTGAATCTGGCGGAATGCGC